TCTAACATTTTCCTATCCTATTCTGTCTTACGACAGCCGTTGCAGAGGTATATACTTCTCTATTGTAGATACATCTATATCCTCTACTTTTTCAAACTCCACATCATAACAAATAATTTTATCAGATGTGTCTGATTGACTTTTTAAACTTGGCATAAAACTATTGTGAGTTGTATACTCACGACTATGAGTTTTATTACTTTTTAAACTTTTAAACTGTATTTCAACTATACCTTTATCTAAAAGGTCTATTAGTTTTTGACTATCTATCATTTTTCTTTAAGCTTCCTACTACTATTTCTAATTTTTCTATTCTATCAATTAAGGGTTTATATCCATCAAACCCTTCAAGTCCACACTTTGGGTGAGCAAGGTCTTCTACTTCTATTACTCTATCTTCTAATTCCTCACACCAATCTTCTACATCTTCAAACCGTGCTTGTGCAGCAGGGTTCTTTTCAAACCATTCTGAGTCTTTGTGTAATCCCCATAAATCAATTAGGTTCTTTAGATACTGAAACATCTTCTGTGGTCACCTTTCTATAATATACTACTACATCTTTTAGTTCTGTAATATATCTTTTTAGTTCCTGCATATTATATGCCATTGTTTCATAATCAGGAATAGTCATAGCGAGAAATACTAATTCTCCTTCTTGTTCCTCAATTATAGCGAATTGTTCTTCAAAGTTTTCTGGTGTGATAGTCAACCACCTAACTTCTCTTAAGTCTATCTCGCGAGGCATGATAGGTTGAACTATTGTTCTCTCTATCGGTTTAGCTTTAACCTCTAATGTCCTCGTTGGGAGGAGACTGCAATTGGAGACCATCGTCAAGGTCATCAACAATAACGCTGAGTTTTTCGATTTCTTCCATAATATGTTTTGTTCCATTATTTATTTTCCTTTGCATTTCGACTGGGTCACCCATTATTTTGGCACTCAGTTCGTAGTTTCTTATAAATTCTGAATATCTATTCAGTTCTCTTTGAGCGGCTTGACTTTTTATTGTCATCTCGTTCAATTGTGTAGTTTGTAAAGCAAAATCATTTTGCATTGTGTCTAATGCTTCTTGTTGAGTAGCAACTGCTCCCTCTAATGCTAGGTTATTTGCTTTAAGGGTGACATTCTCTTGGTATAACCAATATCCACCTAGTCCTAGCACTATAATAATTCCTATAAAAAATTGATTCATCTTTTGTTCCTTAACCAATCCCTATAAGGTATTGGACTTTTTCTTTTTCTTGCGTATCTTTGATACTCCTCTTTGTTTTCTTTTGATTGAGTCATAGTTTTTACCCAACCATCTGAAGTATCTTTCCATTCTTTTGTATTTTCATACTGTTTTAAAGGATTTCTCATAGTTCTTGTATTCTATAATTTAGTCCTTCGGCTCCTCTTAGTTCTACAATCTCTCCATCATGAGTTTTAAACTTTAAATATTTTTCTTGTTTTGCATAGAATTTTGCTACTATAAAGTTTTGGTCGTCCGCATCTCCGTAAGTAGAATTATAACTTACTGTCAGATTGTAACGCGTCTGAAATAAACTTACTATCCAGAGCCATATTTCCTTTAGCTTTTTCTTCATTTAATATTCCTATAAATTCTTCTATGTATTCTTCAAGAGTCATTCCTCTTCTAGCTGCTTCTTGCCCTGCTAACATTAATAACTCTTTTGATATTTTAAATTTCAAACCATTCCTTGCCTTGAAAAAGACAAGCCTCTGCTTCTCGTCTACGAATAAGCCCTTCTAAGACTTTTCCTCCTGCTTTGTTCCATCTTTTCATTTGCGCTGGTACATCTTCGTACTCGCCTGAATTTAAAACTTTTAGCATTGTAGACGCTTTTAGGTTTGCTGGGCCGAGATTGTATACCCATGATACTAGGGCATCAAACTGGTTTTGGGATAGAGCTACAGTTACATATTCATTGACATAACTTTCATACTCATGTAGTTCATCAACTAACATTTGTTCTGCTTGTTCTTGTGATACTGAGTCGCCTGGTGCAACTCCTTTTGTATGACCATAACCTATTGTCCAGACACCTGCTGAACATTGATATGCTTCTAATTCACACCCTTCAAATTTTTTAATGAGGGATAAACCCTCCATACTTGTATTCAATATTTTCTCCTAAATAAGAAGTGCCTCTTATAGGGAGGCACTTACAATGTTTGACAAGTTTATGTTAGAGAGCCTATGCACGTAACTAATATGCTACCTACAAAGCCAAGCAATAATAGTGTTGTTATTGCTTCACATACCTCTCCATCGCTACATATTTCCTGTCTAAAATACTCAACATATTTCACTAATCAATCTCCAAGATTTTCCTCTTGGAATTGGGAGTTCTAGACAAAGCGATTGTTAGTAACCCGTCTTGTAGATTAACTTTCTCTACTTGTAAGTCTGGATTGAGAATAAACCTTCTATCAAAAGACTTTAGACTTAACCCTTGGTGAACAAACTTTTCATTCACTTCTAGTTTCTGCTCTTTTTTCCCTGCGATATGGAGTTCTTCGCCATCTGCGATTATCTCCAGTTCTTCTTTCTTCCAGCCTGGCACTGCGACTTCAATACGATAGTTGCCTTTACTTTCAATTACATTATATCTTGGATATCCTGTTTCTGTATACTGTGGTATACTGGGCATATCCAAACCAAGCCAAAATTTACTTAAATCAATACTCATAATTTTTCTCCTAATTCCTTTCGGTAATAATTGTCTACCCTCTCGGTATAGACGCGTTAAAACATAGGTGAAACCATTTCACCTATTTACTATATTATACTAAATTTTACACCGAATGTCAAGAATTATTTTTCTAATCTTCGAAATCTATCTTACCCTGCTCACGCATGTACTCTAGTGTTATTCCTATGCCTTCTTTTTTGCCATACTGATAAGACAGCCAACAGCTTGCCCCAAGTATGATTATGAAAGCGAAATCAATGTCTGTCATAATTATTCTCCATTAGTATATTATACACCGCCAACAACCAAAAGTCAAGATATTTTTTCAACACAGTTAAAAATAGTTCTTGACATTTGCTTCAAAATTTTGTATAATATATAGATGAGTAAGAAATGGACAGACAAGGAAAGAAACTATTTGAAAGATAACTATAACTTAATACCTATGAATATTATTGCCAGCCAACTGAATCGGTCTGGTAGTTCTATTCGTTCGCAAATCAACTATCTTCGAAAGAGAGGTTGGACATTTCATCGTGTGGGAGATACTGCTATAGATGCCTAGTATTAACACTAAGAATATGTCTTTTGAGAAAGCTTTAAGGATTTTTCGAAAGAAATGTGAAAATGCAGGTATCAAAGATAGAGTTCGGGAACTTGAATACTATGAGAAACCCACTGCCAAACGAAAGCGTAAACTCAAGAGCGCGATAAAAAGACAGGAACGTGAAAGAGCAAAGGAACAATCCTACTGGAGCGACTATCGCAAACACCTCAAACGAAGAAAATAAAGATTTTTTATTACTTAAATTACAAAAATAAAATATTTTCTCATACATCTATCCTACTTCTAACCACAAAATCATACACCTTCAAAAAACAATTCTTGCATTTTTGATAAACTTGTGGTATAATAATATCATAAAAAATGATAATTAAGAAAATTAATAATTTATCGTTCTTCTCGTTAATCTCGCTTATAATGAAATTACATTTCAAGAGGGCTCTGTAGCGTAAGTGAAAGAGACCACCTTGTAATTGAAATTATTTAGCGAGAGAGTTAACGATATAACTACTCTGTTATATCATCACCCATGAAAAGTAAAGAGATTAACATTTACTTCTTCATAATTTCAACTTCAAAAACAAATTTACTACAATTGCGTCCAATTCGTTCGTTATTTTTTACTTATGACTTTTAAACTTGAATACAAATTTAACGCAAATTAATACGCCTATATACAAATTTCTTCCTAGTTATAAATAGAAAAAAGACTTTTGCGGAGTCTTTGTAACCCCGCTCAGTCCTTCAATTGAGGCACTCGAATGTTCTTCACACTCGTAGTGAAACGATACCCATCTTCATCAAACAATGTCACAATCATTCCTAGTTTTGGGTGAATTCGTGGTTCTTTCTCGACATAGAAGTATGCTCCACGTTGGGAGATTACTTCTCTTGTTTTGCTAGTAGTCTCGAGTAATTCTACTATTCTGTTTGCCCAAGCTGTCATATAGCACTCCTTAGGATTTTCAATGCCGCTTTCGGAGATTTCTCCAACCCCGCTATAGCTTCATATTCCAAATCTAATTTCTCTGCTAGGTCTTGAACTATTTCTTTTTTAGTTTCAGGGTCTTCTCCTGTTTTTGTTTTGTAGACAGTCTTTTTGTAGACGCCCTCTCTACTGAGCTTCCCTATTATAGATTTTATACTTTTATCCAAAGTTTCAGCTAGATTTTCTACTGTTTCTCTAGTAGGATTTTTAGTATATTGTTCTTTCATAAGGTCTACTTGTTCTTCTGTATAGTTTACACTCATATTATGTCTCCTAAATCTCCTGTATGGTCTATATCATTCATCTTATGTAGAAATGGTTGAATTATATTTTGGACTTCTTCATGAGTCATTCCCCATTCACTTGCTATCATTCCTATAGCCCTATTATGTGAGTGTCCATCTCCTATATAATTTTCATAGTCCATTTCAATTAAAGTTGTGTTCATTTTCATACTAATATCCGTGTGTTGTATGCGA